TATACAAGTCTATCGAATGATCTGACTGGCGTTAGTTATTCGTCAATACGCCAAGGCACTATTGAAGAACGCGATCACTTCAAGATGTTGCAATCTTTTCTGGTACAGCATTTCTGCGAACCAGTTTTTCGGGCGTGGTTGGAAACTACGATGACAGTTGGGGACGTTCCCATCCCGATAGACAAATTTGACAAGTTCGCTGATGCTGTTGTGTTTCGTGGTCGGGGGTTTGCCTGGGTCGATCCGCAACGTGAAATCAATGCAAATATATTGGCACTGTCCAATGGCATTGTTAGTCTGTCTGACATTGCAGCAAACTATGGTCGTGACGTAGAGGACTTATTCTCACAGATACAGTCGGATCAAGAGATGGCAGAGCGTTACGGTATCAAAACTGCGTTCCAGCCGTTTGGCAGTAAACTGCCAGCAGAGGCCGAAGTCGATGGGGCTGACAATGCCGACTGACTTTCCTACAAAGGGTGATGACAAAAAGATCAGTTTGCGTAATAGCAACTATCCGCAGTTCGACTATGACTTTGCGACAGGCGTGAAAGAAAACAATAATGAGGTTTGGCGTTTGGGTGGCAACATTCGTGGTAACGAGGCTTATGAGTTCTGGACAAAGGCAAGAGATGGTTCGGAAACCGAAGGCACACTTGATTGGATAAAGGAACGAGAAGCATGGGCAGCGCGACACTTTGAAGATGGAGCGCAGTTCAAAGATGGTGACTTGGAACCTAATAGATCGAATGTTGCTGGTGTCGTAGCCCAGATGAAATGGGGCGTCATCGGAACGCTGGGAGAGCGCGGCATGAAGGATGTAATATTGGAACTTGTGAAGAAGCTGGAAGGCAAAAAGGACGAAGATCGGGGGCTTTCGGATTTGTCTGAAAGTGTACAAAAGGGATTAAAGAACAAAGCAGATGAACATAACGCTGAATATGGAGATGATCCTAAGAAGCGCACAAACGCCCGTACACTTGCGGCGGTTTTTGAGCGGGGTGTTGGCGCGTATAATACCAATCCGGGCAGTGTTCGCCCTAATGTCACAAGCAGCGATCAATGGGCATATGCTCGTGTAAATTCATTTCTTTTTGCGTTACGCAACGGACGTTTCCAAGGTGGAAAACACGATCAGGATTTGTTACCATTAGGACATCCCTTATCAACAAAGGAACGGGACATGGCAGATTTAGAGCAAAGACATATTCTGAACGTCGAAGAAAGCGATGAGGCGTATACCATTACTTTTGCAAAGCCAATGCAAGAGATGGAAGATATGGAAGAACGCCCGTATCACGATGAGGACGAAGATGAGAAAGGCGCAAAAGACAAAGACATGGAACGCCTTGATCGCCTAAATATGTCCAAACGGTATCATCACTTTAACGATGACCGTACTATTGATGAAGAAACGCGCACAGTTCGTGTTGGCGTGTCCAGCGAAGAACCAGTCGAGCGCGACTTTGGGATGGAAGTTATTGACCACAGCCGAGAGAGCATGAACCTTGAGTTCCTTAATTCTGGTCGTGCGCCTTTACTGCTGGATCACGATATGACCAAGCAGATAGGTGTGGTTCAAGAGGTTGAGATGGATGAAGATAAGCGCAGATTGCGCGCTATAGTGCGCCTTGGAAAAGGTGAACTGGCTTCTGAAGTCTTTGACGATGTTCGGGACGGTATTCGTCAGAACATCAGTGTCGGCTATCGAATAGATGGTCGAGTTGAGCGTGAAAGTGATCCTGACGAAGTTGTTAGGGTTGCGACAACGCCTATGGAAGTCTCGATTGTTAGCTTGCCCAGTGACCGTTCCTCACTTGTGGGCATCGGGCGGTCAGTTTCCAAACCTTTGCAAACATCAGTTAAAACGGAGAATGAGATGACTGATACAACTGAAAACCAAGTCGTTGACTTGGATGCGGCGAAGGCAGAAGCTGTTCGAGCCGCAAGAAAGAATGATAGCGAAATTCTTGCTATCGCTGCCAAGCACAATAAGCGTGATCTTGGCGAAGCCGCCATTCGTGACGGTTTGAGCGTTGATGCGTTTCGCGGTCAACTTCTTGAAGTCATCGGTGATGACAAGCCACTTGATACGCCCCCAAGCGTTGTTGACGCACCTGTAAAGGAAAAGCGTTCGTATTCGCTTGCTCGTATGATCCGCGCTCAAGCTACGGGCGATTGGCGCGAAGCTGGCTTTGAACGTGAGATGAACGATGAAATCACACGTTCTGTCGGGCGAGAAGCAGAAGGCGTTTACGTTCCTGACTTTGCATGGCAACAGCGTGGCCCACTTTCCACTGCCGCCACAGGTGCGACAGGATCAGAAGTCGTGTTCGATGATTTTGTTCCCACGGAACATCGCGGCGATCTTTTCATTGAAGCACTACGCGCCAAACAGGTTCTTGGAAATCTTGGCGCAACGTACATGGGAGGTCTGACAGGTCGTGTAAAAATGCCGAAACTGGCAACAGGCGCAACAGCCGGGTTTGTTGAGGAACTTGGTGACGTTTCTGATGGAGCCGGAACCGATGGTGGTGTGACACTTCAGCCGCGCACAATGGGTGCGTTTGTTGAAATTTCACGCTTGCTGATGATGGAGAGCGTTCCCGCGATTGAGCAAATCATTCGCAATGATTTGCTTGCTTCTGCTGCCGATGCCATTGAGAAACATGCCATCCAAGGCAGTGGTTCATCAGGCCAGCCAACTGGTATTTTGAATACATCCGGCATCAATGATCTGGACATTTCAGCCGATACCGATGTAGCTGCTCTAACATGGCAAGACATCATAGACCTGGTGAAACTGGTCGAGGAAGATAACGGCATCGTCAATGGCGATGCGGCTGGTTTCTTGTCCAATCCAAAGGTCAAAGCGAAGTTGGCATCGACTGTAAAAGTCGGCTCAACCGATAGCGTCATGCTCTTGAACGACCCCTGGAATAACCTTTATGGTTATCCAGTTGAGTTCACTGGCAACGTACCATCAAACCTGAACCCCGGTGATGGGGGAACGGACGCTAGTGCATTGATATTTGGCGATTTTTCCCAGTTGATGATCGCAAATTTTGGTGCGCCAAGTATACTTGTAAATCCCTTTGCGGGTGACAAGGCGGGAACAATACGTTTGACCCTCTTGGGTGAAATTGACGTAGGTGTTCGCAACGCTGTCAGCTTTGCTGTAACTAACGAGGTCAGCACTGCCTAGTGGTCTGGGGGGCAGCTTGGGAGACCAGGCTGTCCCACTTTCCCTTGTGAGGAATTATGAAAGTTAAAATACTAGAGAAAACATTCATTGGTGCTGGCGGCAATCTACACGCCGGAACTGAACATGAAATCGAAGATAATATTGCAGAGCGATTGATTGCGCGAGGCGTTGCTGAGAAAGCAAAGAAGGCCGCGCCTAAAGGTAAAAAGACTAATCGCGCTGTGAAAAAAGTCGCCACGCCAGAAGATGAATAATGGCTGTCGAAACCGCCACAGAATTAGCGATATACTTTGACGCTGATGATTTTGGTGTTGCGGCTTCATATACGCCCCAAGGCGGTTCAGCCACTACCATCAATGGTATCTTTGACAATGAGTTTTTTGAGGTAGAAGCTGGCGGCGAAGTCGCTGTTGCAATGGAGCAGCCACGGTTCACCTGTCGCACTTCTGACGTTTCTAGCGCGGCAGAAGGCGATACTATAAATATAAACAGCCAGAATTATACCATTAGGGTGGTTCAGAATGACGGTACAGGCGTGACTGTCTTGGTTCTGGAAGAAGCGTAATGGCTCACGTTAGGAAATCTATACGGGACAATATTACCACCACATTGACGGGTTTAACGACTACGGGAACGCGCGTCCATCAGACAAGGTTTTATCCGTTGGCAGAGGCAAAACTGCCAGCCCTTACCATTTATACCAAGTCAGAAACATCTGATTACTCGTCGGTAAAAACACCTAGAACAACGATCAGAACTCTCGACGTTACCGTCGAGGCTTACGTTTCCGCTAATGCCAATTTAGACAATACTCTCGACACTATTGCCGTAGAGATCGAAGAAGCATTGTTCACTGATCTAACCCGTGGCGGCAACGCGAAAGACACAAAGATAACTTCTTTTGATGCCGACTTTTCAGGCGATGGTGAGAACCCGGTAGGTGTCGGACGCTTTGCAATAGAAGTTATGTATGTTACCTTAGAAAACGATGTTGAAACGGCGGTTTAGGATGAAGCGCGTTACAGTTTATGATAAGGATGGAAACGCAATAAATTGCTGGCCTGACACGGCAAAGAAACTTATTGCGCTTGGATATTCGGAAGATGAGCCGAAGAAGGCTAAAAGTCGGAAGCCTAAAAAGTCCGATGAAGCGACTAGCGAGAATGAGGTCTAACTATGGCAACACACGCGGGATCGGAAGGTACGGTTTTTATCGGCGGTAATGAGTTAGCCGAAATACGCACTTTCACACTGAACGTAACGGGAGATGTGATCGAGGACACAAGCATGGGCGATAGCTTTCGTTCATACAAAGCTGGCCTTGGTCAATTCACCGTTTCATTTGAATGTTTCTTTGACGAAACTGACGCAGCGCAAAACTCGCTTGATGTTGGTTCCACTGTGACTGTAGAACTTTACCCGGAAGGCAATGCTTCTGGTGATATCAAGTTAAGCGGTTCAGTGATCGTCACTAATAAGACTGTGACATCCACTTTTGATGGCATGGTTGAACATGCGTTTGAGGCGCAAGGATCGGGCGGCATTACAGAAAGCACAGTATAAATATAGACAGACGGAGGTGGCACGATGTCTAAATTCGGTGAGCAGATTTCTGCAAATAGGGAAAGCAGAAAACGCGAATATGTGGAAGTCGATGAATGGGGCGTAGATGGAAGCCCTTTGAAGATATATTATACGACTGTTACTGGCTCTGATATCGACAAGGTTCAGCGTAAATATAAAGACTTTACAACCAGCCCATCCATCGCTGGCATGGTTCAAATGATTATCATAAAAGCGCAAACAGAAGATGGCGAAACTATGTTTACGCTTGATGATAAGCCGACACTGATGCGCGAACCTATAGGGGTTCTAACAAATGTTTTCGGCTGCATATTCAATCCCGTTAGTATTGAGGAACAGGAAAAAAACTAAGGGGCGATCCATTCCGTTTCGGCCTGATTTCTCTAGCGGTAAGATTGGGCAAAACGATTGCAGAGATTGAAGAAATATCACTGGATGAGTATAATGAATGGGTCGCATATTTTAGTTTGCTAGAGGAACAGCAAGATGGCCGCAAATAATTTACAGATCAATGTGAATGTCGGCGGCAATGCTCTAGCCCAATTACAGCAAGTTCAAAATCAGATACGAAAAACAGACACCGTTGTCGGTAAGTCAGCGCGTGGATATAACGCTTTTGGAGCCGCAGCAGATAAGTCAACGACCAAGGTAAGGCGTTTTGGTCAAGCCGGGGTGCAACAGGTCGGTTTCCAGTTGGGTGACTTGGCTGTTCAGTTGCAGAACGGTACTCATTTCCTCACGGCCTTTGGTCAACAGGGTTCACAGCTATTGGGTATCTTTGGTGCCACGGGCGCAATCCTTGGTGCTGTAGTAGCTGGCGCGGCAGCTTTGGGAACCGTGTTCCTGAAGATGCGCGATACTGCCGGAACGCTTACCGAAGAACTAGAGGATCTGGAAGAAAGTTTAGAAACATTAGATGGGTTTGCCATCAGCAACCAACAAAGATTTGACGAACTGACGGAGACTTATGGCAGAGCTACCGCGCAAGTAGACAAGCTGTTCGAGAGCCAGAAAGCACTTGCAGAGTTTGAGTTACAAAACTCTTTACGCAAAACAATAGAAGCATTGCAAACTGAATTAGATGTCGTTGACGATTTAGCGAGAGCGCAAGAAAAAGCAGCGCAAGCACAAACGGGCAGAACAAATGAAAGAGTACAGGCCGAAAGAGCATTGCAGGGTGCTATTCGTAGGACTGCGGAAGAATTTAAATTATCCGATGACCAAGCCATCGCGTTGGGAGAGAGTTTTCAGCGTTTAAAAACTCTTGATCCGTTTACACAAGCAAATGAGGGCGCAAAAGAAGCCTTGAAGATATTTGATCTGCTTACAGAAAATGGCTTCGACAAACTTACTGTAGCACAAAAACAGGCGGTTACTAACGTGCTAAGTTTTGGAGCAATACTACAGAGAACTGCCGAAACGATCGACGAAACTAATACAAAGGCGGTGAACGCTATCGGGCTTACAACGGATCAGGCAAAGAACCTTGCCGATGGTATGGCGGGAGCGTTTGGCGACAGTTTCAAAGGTATTGTCCAGGGCACTATGTCAGTCAAAGATGCTTTCCGTAATATGGCACAGAGCATCATCAGCCAGTTGCTTGATGTGCTAGTTGTGCAGAGGTTGGTCAGTGGCATATCTACTGGTTTGCAGACCGCTTTTCCACAATTCTTTGGCACTACGTCTGGCACTGGCCCGACAACGGCTGCCATTGGTGGTTCAATACAACGAGGCAGACCAACTCTCATCGGGGAGCGCGGCCCGGAGGTATTCATCCCCGCAAGTTCGGGCAGCATCATCGCCAATAAACGGCTTTCTGATGGGGGTGGTGTTACTGTAAACCAGACCATCAACGTAACGACAGGTGTGCAACAGACAGTCCGATCAGAGATCGTGAACCTGATGCCACAAATTGCAAGCGCAACGAAAGCAGCCGTCGCTGACAGTAGATTGCGTGGCGGGTCATTCAGCAAAGCGTTTGGTGGTTAACAATGTCAGTAACATATCCGCTTTCCACCCCGACCAATAAAACGATAGCAGAGATCACGCTGATTGCCCGAAATGTGGTTGGTGTTTCCACATCGCCATTCACGTTCAAACAACAGACCTATCAGTTCTCAGGTCAACGGTGGGAAGCAGATATAAAACTGCCACCGATGCAGCGAACCGATGCCGAAGAATGGGTGGCGTTTCTGACAAGTCTTTATGGACAAAAAGGAACTTTTCTATTAGGCGATCCTCTAGCAACAACTCCGCAAGGCTCTGCATCGAGCGCGGCTGGTACACCAGTGGTGAACGGCGCAAGTCAGACAGGCGACAGCTTGGCGATAGATGGGCTTCCTGCCAGTGCTACAAATTATCTCAAAGCTGGCGATTACATTCAGCTAGGTTCCGGGTCATCCTCACAGTTCTATAAAGTGCTGACTGATACCTCTAGTAATGGTTCTGGCGAAGCCACAGTTGATATCTGGCCTAATTTGCGATCATCGCCTTCCGATGGTGCGACTGTCGTAGTGTCGGGAGCCAAGGGCGTGTTCCGATTAAATGATAATGCAAGCAGTTGGAACATCAATAATATGGGTCTATACGGCATTGCTTTCGGTGCGGTGGAAAGCCTATGAGCCGCGATCTTACAACAGCCGTTCAGAACCAGCTTGCAGCATCAGAACTGGAGCCATTCTTTGCTATCAAGCTGGCTTTCGATAGCGGTGATGTGCGGATATGGACAGGCTACACAGACATTACAGTCGCGTCAGAAACCTATATAGGCGGCGGTCAATTACTGTCCATATCGCCAATTGAAGAAACAGTTGAGATAGCCGCCAAAGGCGTTCAGTTTGGTCTAAACGGAATAGATAGTAGTTTGGTTTCTGTTGCTCTCACTGAAAACTATCAAGGTCGCTCTGCCAAAGTGTATTTGGGCGTTTTATCATCCGGCGCAGTCGTATCAGACCCATATTTGTTGTTTGATGGGCGAATGGATATTATGACAATCGAAGATGCTGGCGACACGGCAACGATAACCTTGTCAGCAGAAAGCCGCCTCATTGATCTGGAGCGACCAAGAGTGCGCCGATATACAAATAGCGACCAACAAGATCAATTTCCCGGTGACACTTCTTTACGTTTCGTTGCGGATTTACAGGATAAGGAAATAGCTTGGGGCAGTGGTAAGGATGACGGAAGTTTCGATACTAGCAACATTGGGAACTTTACCATCTAGGATTGTTGGCTGGGAAAAGAACCTTAACGAAACGATTGAAAGATATCGTTCTGAGCCGTTTGCCTGGGGAACGAACGATTGCTTTACGTTTGCTGTGCGCTGCGAGGAAGCGGTTTGCGGCAAGACCCGCTTTCCAGAATTATATTATGCAAAATACACGAACCAATTTGGTTCGATGCGTGCCTTTATGCGTGAAGGGTATTATGGCATGATCGACTGCATGGATCAGCGTCTGCATGAAATTGATATGCGTGTTGCACAGCGCGGTGATTGGTCAGTCGTCGGGACACCAGATGGTTTAGCTGTTGGTGTTCTGACAGGGGACAAGATTGCTGTGACAGGCGAACAAGGTTTGCTGTTTTTTGATTACGCCCAAGGCGTGAAATGGT